CTAACCCACCGCCTTGCACATAAGCACCAGCTCCCGATTCTCCGAGCGCACATCAATCACGCTCACGATGTTGTAGATGGTGCCGTCATGGATCACCCGATCCTCTGCGGTCATCCATGGGCGAAACCGCATCCTGATTCGCGCCGTCACCTCAGACTGCAACGCCTGCGCCGCGATGTACTCCCGGCCTACCAGCGGCTCCACAGCGGCCCAGCAGGTGAACAGGGGTGCCCAGCTCTCGATAGGGGTTCCCCAGTCGTCCACTGTGCTGGTGAACCGCTCCACCGTCACGCGCTGGTCTAGCTTGCCCGCGTTCATGCGTAAACCCGGTACGGTGCCAGCAGGCGCGCATAGGTCTGGTTGCTGGTCAGGGGGCGCTCGGTCTGGGCTTCCCGGTTCGCGTACAGGTCGCCCACCAGCAGCAGCGCGGCAGACTTCACCGGGGCCGGCGCGTCAGTGTCGAGGTCGATCACCTCCATATTGAGGTCGTTGGCCACAGCGGAGGCAGCGGTGTCGATCATGGCCAGGATCAGCGCGTCCTCGTCGTCGTGGTCGACGCGCAGGTGCAGTTTCGTTTCGTTCAGGGTCAGCATTTGATTTCTTTCAAATGGTTGGAATAGGTGCCTGCCGCGCACGGTGAAAGGTTCAACGTGGGCCAATGTCCGCGCAGTCCGCGCCGCAGGCTGTCGGGGTTTTTCTACGCGCCTCACTCACCGACTAACAGGCGTCCTGGCTATGCCTTGCGGCGCCCCCAGGCTGGGCTATACAAAGGTGAAGGAATCAAAACCAACGGATTGAGATTCCGTTGCCCTCGATGCCGCGCCCATGGCCATGGCCAGGGCCTGCATGCCGTCAATACGGCCCGTGGCCTTGGCCTTGTCCAGCTTCCTAGCCCCGGTCGGGTCTTTGGTCACCACGGCATTGGCGGCGCACATCGTCAGCACCGGATGCATGCCGTGGGCGATGCGGCCATTCAGCAATTCCGCCTCCAGGGCGTCCAGGGCGGGCGCCATGTCCTTGTAACCCTGGCCCCACTCGATCAGCGGCAGGTCGGCCCCCAGCTTGTCGAACTCCTTGCGCAGCAGGTCGATGCGCCAACGGTCGTAGGCGACGGCCTGAATATCCAGGTCGGCCAGAATCTCCAGCATGTCGGCGGCAACGTGCTCATAGTCCACGGTGGCCCCAGGCGTCGTGCGCAGGAACCCTTGCCGGTGCCACACGTCATAGGGGGCGCGGTCACGGCGGGCGCGATCCTGCAACCCCGTTTCGGGTGTCCAGAAGTGGGGCTGCACATGCCACACGCCATCCACCTGGCCGACGATCACCAGCGCCGTGAGGTCGGTACGTGCCGACAAGTCCAGGCCAGCGAACACCGGGCCGTCAAAGGGGGTCGCAGAAGTGATGCACCCTTTGCAAGCCTTCCACACGTCAGGACTGACGAACGGGCTCTCAGTCGATACCCGCTGATTCAGCAGCAGATTGCGGGCGGTGTTCTCCATGCTCGGCATGCGCTGCGCCTGCGTCATCTGCTCGCGTAGGTCATCCAGGCTGCGGAACAGGCCCAGGGCCGGATTGGCGGCGCGCCATGCGGCCTCGTCCAGCAGCTCGCACCCTGCGGGGGCCTCATACACACGGCAGACAATGCGCGGGTCTTGGCTGGCCTTGGCATCGTCAATCCACGTTGAAAGCAAGTCGGCATCGTTCGCCGCTTGCGTCGATATGGCGATCAGCAGCGGCTCGGCATGAGCCCCCTGGCTGGTGGTTATCGCGTCGATGAAGTCCGACTGCGGGCCACGCACCTGGCCGATTTCATCGAGGATGGCCAGTACCGGGGACAGGCCGTGCGCCGTCTTGCCGTCAGCAGCAAGGGCGCGAAACTCCACGTTCATGGGCAGGCCGATCAGGCGCTTACCGCTCGGGACGATCCGCACCAGGGGCGACAGCTTCGGGCTTTGCTGGATCATCTTGCAGGCCAGCGAGAACACCAGGGCGGCCTGGTCACGGCTCATGGCACCACTGACGATCTGCGCGTTTTGCTTCGCCTCGGGCCCCACCAGGTGCGCCAGCAGCAGGCCAGCGATCAGGCCCGATTTGCCATTCTTGCGCGCAATGCTCAGGATGGCGCGGCGCGTGCCTGCCGGGTTGTCGTACACATCCCGGATGAACTGCTTTTGGAACTCGGCCAGCGCCAGCGGCTTGCCCACGTCCGCGCCCTCGGGCGTGACACAGAAGGCCTCGATAAAACGGATGATGCGGTCGGCGCGGGTCATGGGTGCAACCTCAAATTGCACCCTTCGCGGGCGTGTGCGTGACTGGGCACTGTAGGAGGTGTCCGTAAAGTTGCGGAGACACCACGCGGGCGGCGCGGCTCATTTTTCAGCCGTCCTCACACAGCGCGCAGCCGGGGGATCAGCTCGTCGCCTTCGTCCTGGCGGGCCTCGCGCTCGGCGGTGGCGGCGTTGACCATATCGGCAGCGCGGCCTACAGTCGCAGTCGGATGAACCGCGACAGATCTGGCAAGCGCCATCGCCAGCCGCGTGAGCTTGGCATGCTCATCAGATCCGATAGCTACTGATTCAATAGCATGATTGACTCGGGCCAGATTGGCCGCCATCACAAGATCAGAGTCAGTCCACGTATCACGCGGGCGCGAGGTCACGATGGCCTGCCAGAACGGTTTGCACGGCTCGGGCAGGGTCACATAGCTGGGCGGCTCGATAGGCGCTTGGGCGGCGTTCTGGTGCGCCTGCAGGGCGGCCTTGGTGCTGTCGGAGCGGGTGCGCTTGGGCGTGAGCTTCATGATTGCCTATTTTTTAAGCAGTGAGCATTAAAAGAAGGGGAACCGGTCGGATACGCGTCCTGCCCTTCCCGTGATTTCTCATTCCACGGATGGGCCGGGTTGATGGGCATGCCGTCCGCGTCGCAACCCATCCTCGCGGGGCGCCCGTACAGGTCGGCCATCGTCTTGATGCTGTGGCAGGGCTTGCACGTCGAGACAAGGTTCTCCCGGCTGTTGTCGGCGGGGTCGTTGTTCTTGTGATCCACCTCAGTGGCTGGCGTGATAGTCCCAGGCGGGCAGTATTGGCACAGCGGCTGCTCTGCCAGCACCAGGCGGCGCAGCTTGCGCCACGCATCGGAGTTGAGCGGCAGCAAGCGCCCATTGGCGGCCTTTGTCCAGCGCATGGGCGGCTTGTAGGGATAGGTGCGCTCGGTGCTCATTGCTTGCTCGGGTACGGCAGCGGCGCAGGGGTGGCCCCCTTCGGCGTTTCAGGCGCGGAAGGGCTGGCCTTGTCGTCCAGGCCCTCGATGGCGGGCAGGTTCTCCAGCTTGCGGGCTTCGCTCTTGAGCATCCATCCGTCGCTGATGCCGGAGCTGTAGAACGCGGCACGGTTGGCGCTGTCACCACGCAACAAACCCTCCACCTGATGCTCGGCAAAGTACATGCGCCGCCCTGCGTCCGTCAGGCACTTGGCAGCGATGGCCTGTTCCCATGCGACAAGGTGGCGGCGTAGGGTCTGGGTCACGAACTGGCGGGCCATCTCCACGCTGTTGGAGTAGTTGCCATTCCTCAGATCACCGATGACCGTTGGCGGTACGCGGAACAGGCGGGCCACTTCCTCCACGGAGAACTGGCGGGCGGCGATCCACTCGGCATCCTCCAGCGTCATGGACAGGGCTTGGAAGTCCACGCCTTCCTCCAGAATCGCAGTGCGCCCACTGTTGGAGCCTCCCGCGTGTTGGCTGGCCCAGCTCTCACGGATGGCGGTGCGCTGCTCGGGCTTGAGCTTGCCGGGGAACTTGAGCACGCCCAGCATCTTGGCGCCGTTGGTGAAGGTGTTGCGCCCGTGGTCGTTCTCTGCGATGGCCAGCTCCACCACGCCACGCGCGGCAGCGATGGGGGACACGCCCATCACCCCGTCATCCCCCAGGCGGTGGCGCAGGTGCAGGACTTCATGGGCCAGCAGGCGGGTCAATACGCCGTCCTTGCTGTGGTCGTACACCAGGCCATTGGCCGTGCGCTGCACCGTCACGTTGTCCGGGTTCAGGGGCCACAGCTCCCGCACCTGGCCGTCCCAGCCGCGCACGATGCGGGCGAAGGCGTTGCCCCTCAGCAGCACGCAGGCCATGAGGTACTCGCGGAACTCCAGGGCCGTGTGCTCGGGGTTGGCCATGTCGTGCAGCACGCGGTACAGCGGGTGGTCGCTGGCCCGTTCGCGGTCGTCGCCATTGCGCTTGAACAGGATCAGCGGCAGGCTGGCCACGGTTTCGCTGATGGCTTGCACGCACGCATAAACGGCGCTCACGCCTTGGGCGGTGGCGGGGTTCACTGCACTGGCAGACAGCGGCACGGGCCAGCCATTCACGCCCAGGGCAGAGCGGGACTCCAGGCCCATGACGGACTTGATGCGGTCGATGATCTTCACAGGCAAGTCTCCAGCCACAGGGCATTGCCGCCGATGCCCACGCGGTGCAGTTCGTACACGCTGGGCATGCTGCGCAGGGCCACCGATGTGTCGGCATAGGCCGGGTCTGCCGTCAGCGTGATTTCCACAAGATCCACGGTCAGCAGCTCGCGCACGGTCTGCGCGCCGCGCTGCTCCCATCGGTCGCCGCCCTCGGGCACGCGGAACCCGAAAGAGCACCCCGCAACGTCGCCGCGATCCACCAGGATGGCCAGATCACGCCCATGGGTGGTGTCAGGCAATGCCAGTTCAAAAGCCAGTCCATGCGCGTCCTCTCGCAGTTGCAGCGTGCCGCCTCGGGTCGTGCCCAGCAGGGCGTGGGCGTCGTGGTGGTACAGGGCGCGAATGCTGGAACCCGTCGCCAGCGACTTGGCGAAAGCACCAGGGCGGATCACTTCGGAGAATGAGCCCAGGTTGGCCTCGGAATTGAACACGGCGGCATAGCCGGTCAAGGTTCGATTGCCGGCAGCCTTGAGGGTGCCGTGTCCGCGCAGTTCCAGCATTCGCAACCCTCCTTAGATGGTGATGTCCTCGATCACCGTGAAGGCGTCCTCACGGCGCGGCACCATATCGCAGGTTGTGAGAATACGGACCTGCACAGCGCCACGCGAGAACGGGCCCTCGGCAAACGGATTGGTCACCACGTCCACGCTGCCCCAGGTGCCCACGAACATTTCGGAGAAGTCGCCCAGGATCATGCGGCCCTTGGCGGGTGCGCCTGCTTTCTCTGCCAGTTGGTTGGTCACAGCCACAGGCACGCCAGCAAGCTGGCCGTTGTCCAGCAGGTAACCCGGCAGGCCAGCTTCGCGCAGGGTCTTGCGCAGCACGGTCGCCACCTTGGGATGCGTCAACCAGGCGTTGGGCGTGATGTTCTTCAGCGCCAGGCCCTGCAACACGGTCAGGACGTTGGCCCAGTTCAGGGTCGCCAGGTTGCCAGTGCCGGTCGCGGCGGCCAGCAGGCCTTCGGGTTCCTTCACGCCGTCGCCGTGGATCAGCGCCTTGTCGATGGCCAGGCTCACGACGTTGATGAAGTCGTCACGCACCAGCGATTCAATGCTGGGGCTGGACTGCTGCAGCAGTTGACGCGACAGCTCGGTGATGGCGCCCACATGGCGCGGCTTGAGCGTGATGGTGTTGAACGTCATGCCGCTGTCGGTCAGGGCGTCGCCTTCGGCCAGCCATTGCGCCGTCGAGGTGGTGGCCTGGCGCGGGATCACGACGTCACCGCGCAGATTCGGCAGCACGCGGGCGCCGAGCGAACGGACAACCATCGAATTGCGCAGCAAGCCCACAAACTCGGATGCCTTGAAGTCCTCGGGAACGATGCCTGCGGCGGTCGTCGTGGTTTGCGCGGCGCGCTGCTCAAACAGGCTGTGCGGGATCAGCACGCCCTTAGCCTGCACGCCCTGGCGCTTTTGCTCTTGGTTGTACTCGGCCAGTGCGCCGGACAGGCTGCGCTGCTCGGCATGGGCGGCGATGGCCTCCACGATGCTGATGCGGCCCTCCAGCTCGTCGCGGCTCTTGTCCACCGGCTGGCCCACGCTGCGGCGCTCGGCGGCCTCGATGAATTGCGCACGCTGCTCCTGGCCCTCCAGGGCGGTGATTTCGCCCTTGAGCTTGTCGAAGGCTGTCTGCTGTTCAGGCGTCAGGTTTTGGCCGTTGGCAGCGGCCAGCAGGCTACGGGCTTCGGCCACCTTTTGAGCACGCTGCTCTCGGATTTCGTGCAGTTGCATGTGGGTCTTTCTTTGCAAAGAAGGATTGAACAATTCCACATCACGGAATATCAATCTCACAATGCGGAATGTGCCTATTATCACATTTCGCCATGTGAAATCAAGTAGTGGGCGAAGAAAAACCCGCTCGGGGCGGGTTCTGGTGTTTAACGTGCCAGCACGATAAGTTTTTGGGCGCAGCACCAGAGAAGCACCAGACAAGCCCCCTGCTAGGCCCATGCTGGCAGCAGGCGTGCAGCACGCAACGCCACGATGGGCCGCCCGTGGTTTTCCTCCCCTCAACATGCCTCACCATCTGCACACATGCCACCGCTATGGGTGGCAACATGCATAGGTATTCAGAAATTGAAGTAGGGAAACAAAATGCTTCTGACATGGTGAAAATGCCAGAAACCTAGGCTGCATGCGGGTTTGCGGGCTTTTTCGTCTTACTCTCCTTCTTCAATTTCTGAAGTAGTAAAACACTCACTGCTTCAGAATCTGAATCGTTAAAACGGCTCAACGCTTCAGATTTTGAATCGGTACGCTTCAATTTCTGAAGGCCTGATTTGTTTTTGTCGGGCTGGCGTTTGGCATCAGCATGCGCTTTCTTGATGGCGCCTTTCACCTCGGCCAGCTTCTCGAAGCGTTTCCAATCATCAGTAGCCTGGCAGGCCTTCACGCCCACCTTGGGCAGCTCATAGACGGCCTCGTCGGTGAAGCGGTACAGGCTGCACACCTGTCGCCCGTAGGCAATGCCGCCCTGGCGCGTGACAGCGATCAGGCCCACCGTTTGCAGCTCGCGCAGGGCCTTGGCCAGCGTGGCGCTGGTGGTGATGCCGTAGTGCTTCATATCGCCCAGCGCGGCGGATATGTTGCCGTTGTTGGTGGACTGCAACCGGCGGCGCATGGCGATATAGACGGACTGGCTAGAGTAGGACAGCGCCCGCCATGCAAGGCTGTCGATCAGCGTCCAGTATAGGCGCACATGCCCGCCTCGGGGGTCTGAAGGCTTCTTGTGCGCCATCTAGCCTCCCAGCATCTTGACCATGCGGGCCAGGTGCGCCCGTTCGCTGGCCTCGGCCACCTTGGCGACGTGCAAGGCGTTCTCGGGCAACAAAACCTCCACATTGGCGCGCAGGATGGAGCGCAGGACGTGCGCAGGCATGGCCTCGGCTTCCACGGTGTATTCGATATGCTGGCTGCGCTTGTCGCCCTCCTTGCGCGGCTTGGTGGGCAAGTCGTACTCCTGCACCTGCTCCTCGTTGATGGCGATGCGCCGGAAATCCATAGGAATATCTGCCCGCAGATGGGTGCGCAATTCCCGCTCCAAGGCGCGGTCGATCAGCACCCCGGCGGGGTCGTAGTCGCCCACGTAGAGCACGATCAGCGGGCGCGTGTCATCGTCGCCGTTATGTTCCTCGGCAGCAGCATGGGCAAAGCTCAGGCTGGCGAACCCCCCACAGGGGTACAGACTGACGGCCAGCTCCTCGCATGTGTCGGTCAGCACCGAAGCAATAGAACGAGACTCGGCCCAGACTTCACAGCGGTAATCGGCATCACGCCACAGGTCAGCACGGTAGTTTCCCGCCATGCGGCGGATGAAGTCGCCAGCGCCCGAGAACGTGTAGGTGAAATATCCCCTGCGGCTCATGTCCGCGATCCAGTGGTACGGGATGCGGCCCGAGCGGCGCAGCTTGACGCAGCGGTCTTGAACGTGGCGATAACCACGGTCGGACTTTTCCACCGGCTCAGGCAAGCGCGGATCGGTCATGCGGTAGAACACATGGCGCACCGACTGCGGATAGTCCGATTTCAGGACGGCGATGATCTGCGCGTCGAGCTGTTCCATGCGCTCTTTGGTGCGGCGCTCGCGTTTTAACGTGCTGGCACGATAAACGGCATTCAAGGCGCCACCTCCGGCTCACTCGCCAGCGTGTAGAGCGCCACACGCGCATGGTGGTAGCCGTCACGGTCAACGATCACCACAGGGTCGGTGGTGATGTGATAACCCTTGTCGCGCAGTTCCTTGATGCGCGCTGGGGCCTGATAAATACCCAGGCGGCGCAGGTCGTAGGAAGTTTGGGGGCGGATGCGCAGCACTTCCAGAATGCGGCGGCGCTGGGCATCGGTGGCGGTGGACTTGTCCATTACAGCGCCTCCTTTGCGGCGACGCTGTTGCGCTCGCGGGTAATGCCTTCCAAGTATTTCGCCACCGCCTTGCGCGGGTACAGGTAGCGATTACCCAGCAGGATATAGGCGGGGCCGGTGCCGCGCTTGCGCCAGGCCTCCACGGTGCTCTGGGACAGCTTGCCCAGCAGCATGATGTCGGTTTCAGTCAGGCAGTCGAGTTTGTCTGCCAGGGTGCGCAGGCGGTCGAGTTGATTCTCTGCGGCGGGTTGCAGCGTTGCTTCCATTTCCCATTACCTTTCTGGCGTAGGCCAAAAGTGATTGATGGGTGAATGGTGCTAGTTCCTAGCTATTAAATATATAGCATCTTGCTGGCAGAGTACGTATTTAGCCAGCAGAGTACGTACTCTACTGGCTGGGTTCAGATTCCCATTCTTTGCACCAGCGTTCGATTACGCGCTGGCTTTCTAGCCCAGTTTGCCGCCCTTTTTCATCTTTTTGTGTCGGAAACTTGTCCAGCATATCCCTAGCGAAAGCAGATTTGCTTTTGTAGCTCCTGAGTCCATTCTTCCAATCGTCCCAGCACTCGCGCACCTGCTGCTTTACTGCTTGCTTTGGGTCGGCTGCATGTCTCGCATGGCCTCCGGCCTTAGCTAGCTGCACCCGAGCATGTGATATTTGCGCTGCGGCTTTTTTGGCCCAGTGGGCGTTTAGTTGTGGGATAAGATTTTCAAAAAAATCTATTTGACGGGAAAACTCGGACAAGGTTTCCGCATGTTCATCAAGCAATTTCAGTTGCGCCGCAAGTATTTTTGATGCAAATATTTCAAGCGCTGCCCTCGGTTTATCCGCAAGCTGTTTTCTGTATTCACTAGCAGCAGCATCTAGCTGTCCACTCGTTTCATCAAACGAATCTGAAGGCTGTACATCATCCAGGGCTTTGAATCGGCTCGATAACTCCATAATGCCTTGCCCAAAATGAGTCGGTTTAGTAGTGTTCATGCGTTCCCTCACGCTCCCTGAATAGGTGCCAGCCCAGCCCGTCAGGGAAACGGGTTTTCGGGGATCAGCCTAGGGCTGGCGAATTGAAATTTAGGCCACTTTCTTGATAGCGTTGTGCACGTCCTCGGGCTTGATGGCCGTGTACCGGCGCAGCATGGCCCATGTCTTGTGCCCAGTGAGTAGGGCCACCTGCGGTATGCCCAGGCCCATGCGGAAAAACTGAGCGGCGGCGCGGTGGCGCAGGTCGTGGAAGTGCAAGTCCTCGATGCCCATTGCAGTGCAGGCGCGGGTGAAGGATGCCGACACGCTGCGGGCGTCGTAGGGGAACAGGAACCCGGTCTTGCGCTCGGCAATGATGGGTTCCACGATGGCCCAGGCATCTGGCAGCAATGGCACAGTCTGGTCGTTGCCTTTCTTGTTGCGCGGGTCTTTGCGGTCGCGGATCACCACGGTCTTGGCGTCCTTGTCAATATCCTCGATTTCCAGCCGCGTGATTTCGCCTTGCCGCATCCCGGTCGCCAATGCGAACTTGCACAAGGTCTGCATGGGGATTTGCTGGCGCTTCAAGGTCGCCCAGTGGCTATAGATGCGGGCCAGCTCGTCGTCTGTCGGCTCCCGCTCCCGCTCTTTGCTGCGGGTGTTCAAGCCCCGGTGCATGAGGCTGGCGCGGGCGTCCAATGCAAGGCGCTCGGGCAAGTCGAGCTGGCGTGCATGGCGGCCCCACTTGAGCACCGCCGACAGAAAAGAAAGATCGGCGGCGATGGTCACGCCCCCTGCCCCGTCATCCTGGCGGCGGTCGATAAAGTCGCGCAGCACCACGGCGTTCAGGTTGGACAGCTTCACCTTGCCCAGCTCACGCTTGAGCATGGCGAGCGTTGCTTCCTTCGTCTTGCCGGGTAGCTTGGTGCTGCTTTCGTTGTACTTGTCGATCAGGTCGCCCAGCGTCGCGCCCTTGGGTACTGGCGCATACCCGCCTGCGGCGATGTGGTTTGCCTGCGCTTCAATTTGGGTTGCCCAGTCCTTGGCTTCGCGCTTGGTGGCGAAGGTGGCAGCACGGTACAT